CGCCAATCTTTTTAGTACCTTCTCCCATCTACTAATATCACCTGCAGGTCTAGACAATTCAAGATACATAGACATTCTTAAAAAATTAGGTGGTGCGTACATTATTCCACCAACACTCATGGCATCCTGTTTAATCGCACTATATATTTGCTTTGGTAAATATGTTATATCAGCTACTGCCATATAATTTACAAAAACTTTATATGTTCCATGATGTTGACCTGATTTTGCCTCAACATCGAGAAACCCTTTCTTATAATAAATATCAGCTAATTCTTTTGCGTCTTTTAACGCATTTTGAGAGAAAAAATCATAATCAGGAACTTCCACTTCTTTATTATAAAATCTATCTTCTTCAGGTAAAATATTATTAATGGCTGTTCCACCATAACAAATTAATTTCTTGCGTTTAATAAAATCTTCAACTATATCAATTATTTTTTGTACGTCTTCTGAATTTACAACACGTCTTCCCATTTTTTCTTCGGCTTTATCTACTGCCATACGCAAAATAGCTAGTTCACAATCTGTGAATGATAAATCTTTACATATATTTTTTTCTTTTGGCATCCCCTATATTAATAAGGTAAAAAAATATACTAAATAATATAAATATACTCGAGTTGTTATATTATTTGAAAAATAAATGGTGTTTACGGGTTTATATTATGTGGTTTTAAGATCTAAGATTATCAGGTTTAAGAGCAAACGCATAACCTGCTCTATCAAAAAATAAAATTTCTTCGTTGAGATTTGTATCAGATAATGGATATCTCATAGCCACCATTTGACAACCACTTTCTCTGCATATTTTACCATCTGGATTATTCGGGTTAGCACCCTTATTGGGTACGACAATGGTGATGCCTTCTTTATTAAAATTTTTTAGCTCATCTACATCAGAGTTGTTTTCAATGGCATCAAAATCATATTCCCTCATAAAGATAGAATTACTAGTTAAATTAACATATTCAAGAAAATCTTCATTTTCTAAAAATGCGGTATTTGTTTTATCAACAATTAATATAACTTTATTTTTAAGCGATAATAGAGGGACTTCTCCTAAATTTTCCCCATCAGATTCATAACTATAAGCTGGTCCTAGCATAATATCATTATTTGATTCGAAAATTTTAGCTAATTTGGAATACATTTTTTGGTTATTGCTCTTAAATCTTAAGTGAATTAAAATAGGGTCAGTTGGATTCGGACAAGTACCACCTGAAAAAGCATAGTTACGTATAGTATCCAATACTGTGCTAAAATTAACAGAATTAAATGTTTCTTTGACATGATAATTATCTGTTGTACTTGTTGCGACAACTGGATTGTTATCAATGGAATACACTTCAAAATCAAGACACCTAACACCTTGTTTGATAATTGATTTAAGAATACAAATATCTACATAATCGCCTGAATATGAACCTCCACTACACGCATTGTAAGCGGTTTTGATATAATAATCAAATAATTTACCACTACAATCACTGTCATTAGATGATATAGGTCTTAAATCGCCAGCTACCTTTGGATATAGTGAATTCATATTACTACATTCAGTTTTTTGTAGTCCATTCATATAAACTATATGCCAAATATATAAAATGATAATAATCACCGTAATTGCGTTTATTATGTATGAAGTGAAATCACTGTCTAAATTTGGGATAATAGTATAACGTATATAATTAAATATGCTATAAACTATATACCAATTTAAAATGGTAAAAACGATGATTAAAACAATTACAATGGTAACGACACATGCTATTATCACGTATGTTTTAATTGAATTATCTTTATTTTCATTAGTGCTTAATTTATCTTTCGATTTTTCTGATTCTTTTGATGACATTGTTAATATATAATATTATTTTAAAATTTTGTTTACTTTTCATTGAAATATTTAGGGGATAAAATTATTATATTTGAAATGAATGATTTGATGATTTACATAGTTGAATATTTTAAAGTGGTAAATACAAAAGCATTTTACAATGCTAATGTGTTTCGCATGTTTTTACATAAACTGGATAAAATTTACAATAAAAAATTAAGATTTATCTTATTTACATCTTCAAAGAGTGTAAATATATTTCTCTAAATATATAGAAATTTAAGTTAACATACATCAGATGTAAATAAAGAATTATTAGAAATAATTAAATTATATTATGATGAAATAATTAATTAAAAAATTAATATATAATATACTTAATATGGCAGGCGGATTAATGCAACTAGTTAGCCAAGGACAACAAAATATAATTTTAAATGGTAATCCATCAAAAACATTCTTTAAATGTACGTATAAAAAATATACTAATTATGGAAAACAGAATTTCAGACTTGATTATGAAGGCACCCCTCAATTGAATTTAACGACCGAGAGCACATTTACGTTCAAGGTTAAGAGGTATGCTGACCTTCTTATGGACTGTTATATATGTATAACTTTACCAAATATTTGGTCGCCAGTTATGCCACCACAAGCATACACTAATCCCGATGGCACAACAAGTTATACAGACTGGTCTCCATATGAGTTTCAATGGATTAAAAATTTAGGCGCACAAATCATAAGCAAAATTTCCATAAATTGTGGCAATCAACAGCTTCAACAATATTCCGGACAATATATTTTGGCTTCAGCTCAGAGAGATTTTTCTGGAAGTAAGTTAGCATTGTTTAACGAAATGACAGGTAATGTTCCTGAACTTACTAATCCTGCCAATACTCCGCCACGAGTGAATTCGTACCCAAACGCATTCTATACAACTAGTGCTGCTGGAGCACAGCCATCAATTATGGGACGTACATTATGGATTCCACTTGGTTCGTGGTTTAATCTTCTCTCGACGCAAGCTTTTCCGTTAGTTGCTCTTCAATATAATGAATTATGGATTAATGTAACATTTAGACCTATTAACGAATGGTTTACAATAAGAGATGTAATGGATTATACAAATAATTATCCAGTTGTAGCACCGAATTTTAATCAATATTATATGCAGTTTTATAGGTTTTTACAAACACCTCCTGATGAAGAATTGGGACCAGCATCGTATGTAGATACTAGAACGAATTGGTTTGCGGATATTAATTTAAATTGTACTTATTGTTTTCTCTCGGATGATGAAGCAACTATATTTGCTAAAAACGAACAAAAATATTTAATTAAACAAATTTACGAAAAACCTTTTTATAACGTAACTGGAGCGAATAAAATCGATTTAGATTCAATGGGTATGGTAATAAGCTGGATGTTTTATTTCCAAAGAAGTGATGCTAATTTGAGAAACCAATGGTCGAATTATACGAATTGGCCTTATGAATATATGCCTCAAGATATAACTCCAGCACCAACAGCGGGTGATTATCCTAATCCAGATCCAATTGGTCCACCACTCTTAGGACCTGGTTTAAATCCAGATGGAACATTGTCTGGATTGTATTTAACAGGTGTTTATAATCCTCAAAATATTAAATCAATTTTGATTGCGATGGGTATATTATTAGACGGACAATATAGAGAGAATATTTTACCAGCCGGTGTTTATAATTTTGTAGAGAAATATGTAAGAACAGCTGGATTTGCCCCTCCGGGGTTATACTGTTATAATTTTTGTTTAAATACAGACCCTTTTGTATATCAACCATCAGGTGCGATGAATATGAGTAGATTCACTAATATACAGCTCGAATTTACAACGATAACTCCTCCTGCTGATCCTTACGCACAGGTGTTAACAATTTGCGACCCAAATACAGGTGATATAATTGGTATCAATAAGCCAACATGGAGAATTTACAATTATAATTTTAATATGTATCTAATAGAAGAAAGAGTGAATATGGTTATATTTGTTGGAGGTAATGCTGGATTGTTGTATGCTACTTAATAATTATACAGATTGATTTATAATAAATGAGTTTTTTTATTATAAATGAGTTTTTTTATTATATTATTTGATATTATTTGATATTGGTATTTGGTTTCTATCGATTTTAATCAATAAAGGTTCTCTATCCATTTGAGATATCCAAAATATATATTGATCTAGATATGTTGTAAATCCTATACAAAATTCAATTGGCATATCACCAAATTTAAATGGATCACTATACATAATAGGCAGTAAAGTTTCTTTACTGATTAACACAATCGAATGATAATAAATTGGAGGCACGTTATGAACACTATAATGAACTAATCCAATAAGTGTTTTATCATCATTTTCAATAAAAGTCGATGAGCCTCTAAATTTATTAATGATTTCTCCAGTAATTTCTTTTTCTATGAATATTTGGAAATCATTATTTTCATCAACATAACCAACTTGATAAGGCCACCATTTATAAATAAATAATTGTTGTGTATTATTATTATACTGAATCGGACACCAATTTTTTTCACATTTAGAATCCCAAAGCATATTAACAATTTTACAATTAGAAAATGTATTATTATCAAAATCTCCAATAATCATTCTATTTTTACCCATTGGTATATAATTTATATTTGTTGCTATGAATCTTACTTTTTTATTTTGATAATATAATCGTACATCTTCTAATCCAAGTGAAAATGAATTATTATTATTAATTAAATTACCTTCATCTACACTAGTAATATTAAATGAAATCGGCTTAAAATCAGAATCAAGTTGCGAACTGATATTTATCGTTTTAATTTGTCTTCTATTGTTAAAAAATATACAATCCCAATTATCTTTATAAAAATAATTTACATATCTTGTATTAATAATATGAGTATTATTCATAGTATCATATACATATGAACTAGAAGAAGGAAAAAATTTATCATCTGATTGAATTTCAGGATAACCATAAATAATAACTTCATTAGACAAATTTTTAATTTTTAACAGAAACAAATTATTAGGAATATTAATAATAGAATCATTATGATCCGCTAAATACCATGTAGGATTAAAATTTTTAACAGATTCTAACCAAGCCCAATAATTAACTTCCCATAAAAGTAATTTTGTTTGTCTTAAAAATTCACCAAAATTATGAAAACTCACATTATAGAAATGAATTAAACTTTCTTTATCTCCTATAAAAAATCCTCCACAAAATCGCCAACAAATTTTTTCTTTAAGAAAATTAATATCATGTATTTTCCAATTCCAACAACCAGGTATTGTTAAAAAGGAATCAATATAATTACGCTGTGAAATAATTTTAAATTTTTGAACTGTATTATCAATATCTTTAAAAATGTAAGGTAAACTAAAATCAAACCAACAAAAATATTTACTTGAAAAAGGATTTATATCAATTACTTCTTTTACAAAAGCAATTTTAGAATTCATTAGATATATATAATCTTCAGTATCTTTAATATGACTCCTTTTCTCAGGTAGTTGACATAAATCAATTTCTGAAGAGAAGTTAGCCCTCGAAAATTTTAATTCTGATTTTAAATATACATTAACTAATTTAACATTTTCATATTTATTCTCAATTTCTTGAAATAATTCTTTAAATTCTGGAGTTGTAAATATACAAATATTTATTCCAGTATCAACTAATTTTAAAAATAAATCTAACCGTTTTTCAAATGTCTTGGACATATCATAATCGTCGTCATATATTTTAAAATATGATGTTACAAATGTTACAGTATTTTTTGTCATAATATTTAGTATATAAATATTTTTAAATATTAATATAATAAATTAAATAAATACATTTTACACCTTTCAATATTTCAATAAGCTTTCAATATATTTTTTATCGTAAACACCTATGCGTGTTGTTCTATCCCAAGTGCTATAATTTAGTAGTACTCTTTCATCTTCTACAACTATACTTAAACAATATTCGATTGGATCTCCTTCAAATTTAAATGGTGCTGAATAGCGCAATAAATTCATACTTGAATCAAATACTGTTATTATATGATAATAATGTCTAAGTGATTCATAGGAAACAATATGATTTACAAACCATATTTCAGTTTCACAAATATCAATTGTAATATTACCATTATTATTCTCTCCGATTTTTTTGTTATAATTATATCCACAACTGGAACCTCTTACTCGAGAGAATAACTTCGGCATAGACTTAGTTTCAACTATATTTAATACATTATTGTCTAATTTACCAAGTGTTAAACGATACCATTCATAAA